TTTTTATTATGTCTCAAAAAATAAAAATAGCGGCTCCGCTTACTGCGGAAGCCTTAGGAAAAATATGGTTGACCTGTATATAAAGGGGTATCAACTACGGAACAGGCGGAAAGAAGGTTATAGCGTGGAAGAACAGGAAAAACCGCGGGCGGGCGTACTGTGAAGCCGTACGGGTTTATTATAAACGCCGATTCATGTGGATCCCGGTTATTCCGGATCAACTATGGAACCGGCCGGGAATAAAAGAAGTTATTAAGGACGTGAAGTGTGGAAAGTGTAAAAAAGTTATTGTCTGGAAGCTCGACCGGCTCTCCCGTTCCCAAAAGGATACGCTTATACTTTTAGAGGACGTGTTCCTGGCTAATGGCTGCAACTTCGTTTCGATTATGGAAAGTTTCGATACGTCCACGCCGTTTGGTCGCTGCGTCGTCGGCATCCTGGCAGCCTTCGCTCAAATGGAACGGGAAAAATATAAAGGCCCGGACTATGATGGGTAAGCAGGCCGGGCTTAAGGAAGGAAACTATTACTCCGGCCGGACTCCTACTGGGTACCGGAGCGAACTGCAGCCAAACGGTAAAAAAGCGCTTGTCGTAGACTCCTATACTTCGCAAATGGTCCAGGATATGTACCGGCTTTACGGAGCCGGGCGAAGCTTGGGCGAAGTTGCGGACTATGTAACCGAAAAATACGGGTACCGCAAAAACGACGCCCGCGAAGCTCGGCGGTGCTCAATCTCTAAAATACTTCGCAACCCTGTATATAAAGGTATCGTAAAAATGAAGGATAAGGAATACGAAGGCAAGCACGACGCTATCGTTGCCGCTGATCTCTGGGAGCGCGTCAACTCAAAACTTGAAAAGAATAGAAAAGCCGTTGTACGTATGTATACCAACTCGGAGGGCTTATGCTCCGGACTGCTGTGGTGCGGCTGCTGCGGTGCTCGCATAGCGATCCGTACATGGGGCGTTAAGGATCGTAAAAAGAAAAAGTATGTATGTTATAGCGTTTCTAAAGCTAATAAGCTTATGATCAAGGATCCGAACTGCTCCAACCGGAAAAGCTTAGACGCTGCTGATCTGGACGAGCTGGTGCTGAATGAAATAAAAAAGCTTTCTTTAGATCCTGCGGCGCTGGATTCCTTAATCGAAGAAAACGCGACGGAAGCTCCGGCGGATCCGGATGGCTTTGCGGAACGCCTGGAAGAAATAGAAAAACAAATTAAACGGCTGCTTAACCTGTATCAGACCGGCGTGGTCGAACTGGAAGAAGTGCAGGGGCGGCTTGCTGATTTAAAAGAAGAGCGGGCGCGGGTGACCGCCAACCTGGAAGAAATGCAAAACGAAACGGACGGGAAAATGTCGAAGGCTGCGGCGCTGGCGTCGCTTGCCTCTTTTGAAGAAATACTTAAAAACGGAACGCCTAACGACCTTTTTTCTCTAGTCCACAACCTTATAGAAAAAATCGTGATACTAAACGGGGATATAACTATATACTGGGCTTTCTGCTAAATATAAGCGGCTTTTGTTTTTATATAACAAATTGCCGCTTACTTCTTGGAATAAGCGGCAATTTGTTAATGATGAAAATTTGCGCATAGCAAATAAAAAATAAAAGGGGCGGCAGCCTTCAAACTCGAAAACCACCACCCCTTTTCGCTTTTGTTTGCGCCCGTTTTGGAAGGGGCTTTTTGTTTCCCCTTAAACCCCTTCCCTCTGCGCCACTGTTTAAATAATCAGTCAATATTTAATTCAACTTTAAGACCTGCCCTACGCTGATCTTGTTCGGATCCTTAATGCCGTTAAGCTTTACAAGCGCGGCCACCGTCGTGTTGTACTGCTTGGCGATCTTCGTTAAGTTGTCGCCGCTCTTAACGGTGTAGGTCTTGGCTGTCGTTGTGCTGCTGGATCCTTTTAAAAGCGCGTTGACTGCTGCCTGTACCTCTGAATAGTTATAACCTGCCGCCTCTAACTTCGCTTTCCTGTCGGATCCGTTTCCCCACTTGCCGTTTACTACTTCCTGCGCGATCTCCGCAACGCTCTTTTTGCTTGCGCCGGTTTCGCTGCCTGCCTTTGCCCCGTTGCTCAGGACGATGGCGGTATGTCCGGAAGCTAAAAGCACGTCACCTCTCTTAAGGTAGTCGCTGCTTCCGGTGTACTGGCTTGTACTGTATACGGTAAACTCGCCCGTAGCCTTAAGGGCGTTAAGCTCGTTTCCGGTGTAAATGTCTTTACTTACGCTTACCCCTGCGGCGTTTACGCAAACCGCAACCAGGGCGCTGCAGTCCGTCTCGCAGGCGGTCGTAATCTTGCTTAAGTCCCAACCGCACGCCTTAGCCTGCGTGTAAAGCGTCGTTCTCTGGCTCTGATCGTAGCCGATCTTATCGTTTGCGCAGGCCTGCTCCATAGCCTTTGCTATCTTTTCGGCGATCTTGGAGTCGTTCGGTCTAATCACCGCCGTCCATGGTTTGCTGTACCAGTCGCGGGTGCATACCTCTTTTCCTGTCTGGTCTCCGGCTGCTCCTCCGGATGCTTTTCCGTTTTCGTCAATGCTGGCGTGTCCGATTCTTACTGTCATAGTCTTATTCCTCCTTTTCCTCTCCGGCTGCGGTGTCTGTATCGCTTCCGGTTTTCGCTGCGTCTACTAAGCCTTCGCCTACAATGTAGGCCACTACGCTGGCGCCTGCCATAATGATGGCTACAATCTGCGCCGCCTGGTTGTCGGTGCCTCCGAACGCTAAAACCATAAGCGAAACGAAGGACGCCACCGCCGTCCATAACTTCCGGCTTGTGAGCTTCTTTGCCCAGTTAATCTGCTTCATTGTCTGCCTCCTGTTCTACCGTCTCCAGCTCGTCCGCTGGCTGCTCCGGTGTGTCGTATTTGCTAAGGCCGATTTTAAATGCGTTTTCGATTCCGGCCTTAATGAAATAACCAAAAACGCAAACTTTCAACACCTCGGCGTTGTCCTGGATGAGCTCGCTCAATGCGTCAAGGTTGCCCGTCCTGGCCATAATCGCCGCTGCGTAGAAAACTACAATAAAATAGGCCAGCGCTAAAAGTAGCACCAGCCTTTTGGAAAACTCCCAAACCCAGGCCGTTCTTGCCTTTAAGGTCGTTTCCGTCTTTTCCCGTCTCCTGCTCCTGCGGTGCTTTCGGCGGGCTTGTCGCTCTCTGCGGCGTTTGTTTCTCTTTATCATTTCTTCCTTCTCAGAAAGAAACTGCTCATAAGTGCCTATAACTGCCACCTCCTCTTAGTTGCCTTCCTGCGCCGGTGCTGCGTAAATGCTCTGTACCCCGGCGCGCTCTATAAAGTCCTTTTGTTCGTGCTTTACCTGTGCGGCGTAGGCCAGGGCCTCGTGCATATCCCCGTTGCAGTGTGCGTCCGGTATTCTCTGCACCGCTTTGGCTGTTGCTTCTCCCAGGGCTAAGGCTGCGTTTACGCACTTTAAGGTCATAAACTCGTTTTCTGTCCTGCGCTTCTCCCTCTCGTCCGTCTCCTGCTGTCTCCTCTGGCGCTCTTTTTCTTCTGCCTTGTCCCTTTTGTCGATCTTGCGCTCAATGGCCCAGAAGGCGAAGCCAACCACTGCGGAAGGTATGCAAACCGCGAAGGCTACAATAAGAGCTAATACGTTAATACTTACCATGTGGCCGTCCTCCTTTCTTAGAAACAATAAAAGGGCCCGCCAGGGCTTCTTATTTGCCCCACGTTGCCCTTTTATTCGTTAAGCGTCTATTTCTTCGCTTACTCAATTTCGCGGCGGATTTCGGCCGCCTGGTTAATCTTAGCAATAACAGGGAGCCTGTCGGCTTCCTGGGCTCCTATATGCTGCATAAGCAATATAAAGAGCTCGTCTATCGCGTCGGACTGAATTTTAATAATTTCGGTCTGGCGCTCTACAATTTCAAGCGGGTTAAGCATACGCCTCACCCGTAATGTCCTTGTAGTCGTCCTCGCTGATCTGTCCCTTTTCGACCATGGTCTTAAGCTGCGCCTTTGTAACCTTTTTCGGCTTGCTGGCGTACATACGCTTAAGGCTGTTTACTAAAATTACGCTTGCCATTATGCTAACACCCCTTCCTCTATAAGCTCGGCGGTGTACTGGTCTATTGCATCAGTGACCGCCTTGTCTGTCTGGATCTCCTCTACGCTCTGCAGCAGGGCGTATTCGCTCTCGGTGATCTCCCGGCTCTCGCATACGTATTCCGTATAGGCTGCCTGGTCCTCCGTCTCCTCGTGTGTTACTTCCTGGATGTTCCTGCGCTGAATGTAAAGACTAGGCGCTATAAGCAAGAGCTCCGCCGGTCTTTCCGCGCATCTTTCCTCTGTCCACTGTTTCATGGTTCCTTAACCTCCTGTCTAGTTTTGATACAATCTTTTTAAGCTTGCCTATTGCTACGTGCGGCTTAATGTGCAAAGTGTAACAATCGTAAGTATTCGTACAATCAAACCAGCCCATATAGCTAAGCATTGCTTTTAAGTGTTTCGCAAAGTAACCGCGACCGGCTTCCTTTGCCTGGTGCATCTGTTTGGCCAGCCTGGTAGCTGCAAGCATAATATTTTTCCGGATAAGCGTTTTCTCTCTGTAAAATTTAAAGCCCATAAAATCTAAGCAGCGCCCTATGGCCGCGCCGGACTTCTTTACAAAATAAAACTTGCAAACCTGGAAGTTATGCTTAAGCTTCAGTCTGAACCTGCGGCCTATAAATTGCTTTATGGTCGCGATTGCCTGGTGCAGCCTTTTCTTGCTGTTGTCGAAGATGGTTATATCGTCCATGTAGCGAACGTCCAACTTGAGCCCCAGGGTTTCCGTTATAAGCCGGTCCAATGGCTCCAACAAATAATTTGCTAACCACTGGGAAATGTAAAAGCCTAACGGTATACCCTTTTTAAAACCTCTTAAGCATAGCTCAATAATGAATAAAAACCACTCGTCCTTAATGCGGATCCGAAGCTCCCGCATCAGAATGTCCAGGCGTATGTTATCGTAAAAGTGGCGTATATCGATCTTGGCGTAATTCCTTACGCCTTTACCGCTGCGGATCCACTTCTCGATCTGCTTCTTTCCGTAGTGCGCGCCGCGCTTCGGAAAACTCCCGCAGGAAAATTTGTAAGCTGTGGCCGTTATGATCGGCTCCAAAATAAGCACGATTATATGGTGTAGCCACTGCTCGTGTATCTCTGGCATAAAAATCTTCCGGCGCTTGCCATGCTCAAATATAATTTTAGGCGTGCGCTTCTTCGGTTTGTATGCCAGCTCCGGGTGTTCCACCTCAACCTCCGGAGGCTTTGTGTTCTCAATCATCAGGCGCATGGCTTCCACCTCTGCGTCTAAGTTTGCGTCTATACGTTGTATTTCCGTTCTTTTGGTTTTACCCTTGCGCAGCCTCTTGTAAGCCTTCCTTATGGTGGCCTCGTCAAGCATACGCCGATACAAATATTTGTACTCTTTCATTCTGTAACTCTTGTGTGTTCCGTACTCCTATAAGAATATTTTTTCTTCTATCCTCTACGGGCAGCAGGTGCGACCGCTTTACTGCCCGCCCTGTATCAAGTTAATTTTCCCTTATCCTTCCAATAATGGCGATTAAACGGTGTTTCAACCGTCAGCGGGGTAGGAAGGAAGCTGGCTTTATGTTTATATTCCGTAGTGGATAGATAAAGGCCGCGCCGATGTTCCAGTTCGCATTCGTAGCGGTGTTGTTCCAATTACGCGCGCGAGGGCCCGTATTGCCGACGCCGTTGTTGCAATTACCGAACCGAAGGGCGACCGCCCAGGGTGACGCCAGCCTCCTCCCCTGTTATTAAGTTTTCTTTATGCTCTATTATCTTTTTGGGAGGAGTTGCTACGCACCCCCCAAACCCCCTTAAGCCGGCTACGCCGACACGGTGGTAAGTAGAAGATCGGCCAGCGCCGGACCGTCCCAGCCCGCAGTCCGTAG